AGAATCATATAGATTAGATCATATTGCTCATGTTGAATTAAATGAACGAAAATTAGACTATTCTGAATATGGTTCATTACACAATCTTTGGAAAGAAGACTATCAGAAATTTATAGAATATAATATAAAAGACGTAGAACTTGTGAACCGATTAGAAGATAAAATGAAACTAATCGAAATGGCTACTGTATTAGCGTATGATGCTAAGGTGAACTATACAGATGTTTATACTCAAGTTAGAATGTGGGATACGTTGATTTATAATGAATTACGAAATAAAGGCATCCAGCTTCCTCCTAAAAAAAATTCAATAAAAGATGACCCATATATAGGTGCTTATGTGAAAGAACCCGTTCCAGGAATGTATGAATGGGTTGCTAGTTTTGATTTAGACAGTTTATATCCTCATTTAATTATGCAATATAATATTTCTCCAGAAACATTACTCACAAAACTTCCTCAAAAATCATTATCAATTGATAACCTGTTAGACCAAGAAATTGATACAGATTATGCTAATGCTGAAAATGTATGTTTAGGAGCTAATGGGTTTCATTTTACAAGAGATCATCAAGGATTTTTACCAGAAATGATGGAGAGAATGTATGCTGAAAGAAAGAAATTCAAAACTGATATGCTTGAAACATCACAATTACTTGAAAATGAAAAAAATGAAACAGAAAAAAAACGTTTAATAAAAGAGGTTTCAAGATTAAATAACATGCAGATGGCGAGAAAAATTCAACTCAATTCTGCTTATGGTGCTTTGGGTAATCAATATTTTAGATTTTATGATGAAAGACAGGCAACGGCTATCACAACTGGTGGACAACTTTCTATTAGGTGGGTTCAAAATGACGTTAATCTTTATTTGAACGCTCTTCTAAAAACAAAAAATAAAGATTATATTATAGCCGCCGATACAGATTCGATTTATATTTGTTTAGATGATTTAGTTAAAACTGTTTTTACTGATACAACCAATAAAGAAAAAATTATTAAATTTTTAGATAAAGTATGTGATACAAAAATACAAGATTGTATAAATGATTCATTTAATAAACTGCATGTATATATGAATGCATTTGAACAAAAAATGAATATGTCTAGAGAAGTTCTTGCAGACAAAGCAGTTTGGACCGGTAAGAAGCATTATATCATGAACGTTCATAATAGTGAAGGAGTACAATATGCTAAACCCAAAATAAAAGTAATGGGACTAGAATCAGTTAAATCTTCGACTCCCGCAGTTTGTAGGGATAAATTAAAACAATCTTTCGATATTCTTATGAATGGCTCTGAACATCAAATGCAAGAATTTATTGAAGAATTTAAAGAATCATTTGACTTGCTTTCTCCAGAAGATATTGCATTTCCCAGGTCTGTAAGAGGAATTGAGAAATATCGTGATAGTGTATTATCGTATAAAAAAGGTACTCCTATACATGTAAAGGGAACGATTATACACAATAAGTTATTAAAAGAACATAAACTTACAAAGAAATATCAAATCATTCAGGAGGGAGAAAAGATTAAATTTTCTTATCTTAAAGAACCAAACCCCGTAGGAGATACTGTAATTAGTATGGGAACAATCTTACCCCCCGAGTTTGGATTACACCAATATATAAACTATAAAATGCAATTTGAAAAATCTTTTTTAGAACCATTAAAAGCAATATTAAAATGCGTTGGGTGGGAACATGAAAAAACAAGTACAATCGAAGATTTTTTTATTTAAGGAGACGAAATGGGTTTTTTGAAAGAAGTACTTAAGGAAATAGGTAATGAATATGCTGGATTTGTGTCTGACGGAATTGAAGCAGGAGATGTTGAAACTTTCATTGACACTGGCAGTTATGCTTTTAATGCTTTACTTAGTGGAACTATATACGGGGGGTTGGCTTCAAATAAAATCACAGCATTTGCTGGAGAAAGTGCAACCGGAAAAACTTTCTTTGTCCTCGGAATTGTCAAGCAATTTTTAGAAGACAATCCTACGGGAGGAGTTCTTTATTTTGAATCCGAATCCGCTATAACTAAACAAATGATAGAACAGCGAAAAATAGATACTTCTCGTATGGTCATGTTACCAGTTGCGACGATTCAAGAGTTTGCTCATCAAGTCACAACAATTCTTGATAAACATCTTGCTAGTGCAGATAGAGTGCCTTTGATGATATGTCTTGATAGTCTTGGTATGTTATCTACTTCAAAAGAGGTTGGTGATATTACTGATGGTAAAGAGACGAAAGATATGACAAGAGCCGCACTTGTAAAGGGAGCATTTAGAGTGTTGACCCTTAAAGCAAGTAAAGCAAAGGTTCCTGTATTGATTACAAATCACACATATAGTCAAATCGGTGTGATGTTTCCCCAACAAATTATGGGGGGTGGTACGGGTCTATATTATGCTTCAAGTAATATTGTGTTTCTTTCAAAAAGAAAAGAAAAAAGTGGTACCGAAGTAATCGGAAACATCATTCATTGTAAAAATCACAAGTCTAGACTGACTGTGGAAAATAGAATGGTTGATGCATTAGTTACTTATAATAAGGGATTAGATCGTTGGCATGGTATGTTAGAGCTTGCTGAAGAAGCTGGTATTTTCATCAAAGTATCAACGAGATATGAGCTTCCAAGTGGTATAAAATTATTCGGTAAACAGATCATGCAAGATCCTGAAAAACATTTTACTGAAGAAATAATGTTAAAAATAGATAAATTTTGTCAGGAGAAATTTTTATATGGAACAACAGTCGATGAAGAAGTGGTACAAACTGGTGAAAAATCCTCAGAATGATGAGGATGACCAATTCGCTTTTGTTATCACTACGGGTAAATTTAAAAATGTAATTTATAAGTATAATCGATTCGGTTTAATAGACCCAGAGAAAGATGCTGAAGAGTTGAAATATCGGTTCGAATATGATATACTAGAAATACCTGAAGATATTAGAAAAAAATCATACGCTGATACTGAAGGTATAGAATTTGAAAAATTAATAGGTGAAATTTTAATAGAAGTAATTCAAGAAAATATAGATTTAGATACACATGGAAATGATGAGGATCGAGGACACGATATTGAAGAACCTGATATTCAATGATGAATATACCAGAAAAGCTTTACCATATATAAAAACAGAATATTTTTCAGAACATAATGACCGATATCTTTTTAATGAAATAGAAAAATATGTAAATGCGTTTAATGTTCTTCCTACTCAAGAAGCCCTAATTATAGAGATTGGAAATAATACAAGTATTTCTGAACAACAATTTGATATTGTTTCTAAAAAAGTTGCGGAATTTTTCAATAGTAAAGAAAACACCGAAACTGCTTGGTTACTTGAAACTACTGAAAAATTTTGTCAAGACAAAGCAATCTATAATGCAGTATTTGAATCAATTAATATCATTGATAATCAAAAAGATACAGAACAGGACAAAGGAGTAATACCCCAAATTTTATCTGATGCTCTTGCAATTTGTTTTGATCCTAATATCGGTCATGACTATATTGAAGACTCGGATGAACGATTTGAAAGTTATCATAGGGTTGAAGAAAAAGTAAGGTTTGATTTAGATTATTTCAATAAAATAACCAATGGTGGATTATCTAAAAAAACCTTGAATATTACACTTGCTGGTGTAGGTGTAGGAAAATCGTTATTCATGTGTCATCATGCGGCCGCTTCAATATCTCAGGGTTTAAATGTTTTATATATTACTCTTGAAATGGCAGAAGAAAAAATTGCGGAAAGAATTGATGCCAATTTAATGAATATTACGATAGATGATTTACATGATATTCCTAAAGATGTGTTTGATAAAAAAATGAAAAAGGTTAAAAAGACGACAGCAGGTAGATTGATTGTCAAGGAATACCCGCCCGCTTCTGCAAATGTAAACCATTTTAAAAATTTATTGAATGAATTAAAATTAAAAAGAAAATTTGTTCCTGAGATTATATTTGTAGATTATTTAAATATTATGTCTTCAGCAAGAATGAAGTATGGTAATTCTGTAAATTCGTATAATTATGTTAAATCGATTGCAGAGGAACTTCGTGGTCTTGCAGTTGAAAATAATCTTCCTATCTGTTCTGCTACACAAACAACTAGATCAGGATTTACGGATACGGATTTTGGTCTTGAAGATACTTCTGAATCATTTGGATTGCCAGCAACTGCGGATTTTATGTTTGCTTTGATTAGTACAGAAGAATTGGAAGAACTCGATCAAATTTTAATTAAACAGTTGAAAAATCGTTATAGTGACCCTGGCAGACATAAAAGATTTGTGATTGGAATTGATAGAGCAAAAATGAAATTGTATGATCTTGAAGAATCTGCTCAAAGTGATCTTGTTTCAAGAAATGCACCAAACAAAAAGAAAGATTCTTGGGTTAAAAAAGATGATGCTCCCCCAGTATTTGATGTTGAAATAAACGATAGAAAAAAGAAAAAAAAGAAAGATTTTTCGGAATTTACCTTTAATTAGCTTGACTCTCCTTCCTATATTTGAGATAATATAAGTGTAATGGTGGAGCTATATTGGCTCTTTTTGTTAATCTCAAATAAATGAGGTAATATGTATAAATTTATGCTGATAATATTGTCATTCGTAGTAACAATATTTTCAAGTTCCTGCGCCCCCTATCCAGTTGTGGCGACAACCCCTGTTAATAAAATTAGTGAAAAAGTAGGACTGCCATTTGGTACTGTCATAACTCTTGGCGGTAAAAAAATGGTTGTAATTAGTCAAGAAAATGAAGAAGTAAGATTACAACTTTTCAAACCTGTAATTGTAAAAGCAGTAATTCCTAAGGTAAAGGTTACTGAAATTATTTCTGATCTTCCAACGCCAGAATGGGAGAGTAAAACAGTTATTACAGAAGGCGTAAAAAATGTTCAAGAGTGTCTTAATCCTATGGGTTGTCCTCAAGACACTAAAACAGGTGAATGTCTTAAAGGATGCACTGAACAAAAAGTACGTGTTGAAATCATAGAAACAATCGTTGATTCGACAAATGTTATCACAAACGAAATAATTGATCCTGATGTAGTTTTAAATGCTTTATTGTTAATAGATCCCACTAACGGATCATGGAAAAATCATCATAGTCCACATTATGGAAAGATTACTTGGATATGTGTTTTGGCAAACAATATAGGTTTTCCAAAATCTGTAATAGCATTGTCAAAACTGATTTATAATATTCCGGGCCTTCTAGACAAATGTAATAGAGCATTTGCTCACAATTCATTGGCGAATAGCTGGACAAATGAGTCAACACTGTCTTCTCTTTAAATAATCCTCAATTAGATAATATAATAAATAGTTAATACTATTAATGTTTATATTGGATATTATAAAGGATCATGCTTTTATTTAAAGAATTTTTATTAGAATCTCAGGGTGCTAATAAGCACCTTGAACATTTAGAAGATGAAGTTTTAAACGGTGGATTTGATGGTGTAAAAAAAGCAATCACATATTTAAGTTCATTAGGATCAACACTAAAAGGGGATTCTTCTAAACAAATTAAAATAACAACTAAATGGGATGGGGCTCCTGCAGTTGTGGC